TATAAGATAGATTGATTTTTTTGCAATAATATCATTTGATTCTGGAATAGCTTCAATTTCAATAATATCATTAGATTTTAATGTAGAAGATACTGTTATATTATCTATATTCAAAATTCCATTGGTATAATCAATTGATCCAATATTATTTGATTTAATTACTATATTGTTATTTTTATCTATTGAAAATAAAAATAATCTTCCAGTTTTCATATCAGAATTAGGACTATCTGAAATGTAAACTACCTCAGATAGTCCACTAACATAAAATCCAGTTGTTTTTATATTATATCCATCAGGCTCCACATGGAACTTATTTTCAAAACAAATAAAATAATTAGTTGGTGTATTGATAAGAGTTCCTAAATTTCTTCTAATTTTAACTTTAGTAATGTTTGATGTAATAGATGTATTGGTGGCATCTATAATTCTTAATGCTTTACTATACTTAAATCTTCCTCCAAATTTATTTAAATCAGTTGATTGTGAATATTTGGTTAAGGAGTTAGTAATTTGTGACTGTAATGTATTAACTGACCCAATGTAATTTGAATTATAATAAACTGTAGAATCTAATTCTACATAAAGGACATTAATATCTACAAATACAGGTTGAATGCCAGCAACTGTATATTTTCTTAAAGATAATAAAATAGATTCTTTAGTAGTTTCTGATAGATAATCAGAATTTTTTGGTTTTGCTGCTATAAAAACTTTTCCATATTGTGGAGGATCTAGTTCTTCCCCACCATATGCAGTAACTGATTCTATGTTTGGATAAACAGATGGTAAAAGTGCCTCATAATCACCTGCAGTAACTGCTCTATTTTGTGCTGCATACAGTTTGGGAGCATAATATCTTACTGATTCAGTAGATTGAATGTTATCGCCATTCTGAGATGCAATATTTGTTACTACAACCCCAATATTTGCACTAATTGTTGCATCTGTATTGTCTTTAACTGTTCCAGAAAAGGTAAAATTAGATGCGCCATTACCTGTGGGACCATTTGTAACAATATAAGATACATTAACTTGACTACCATTGTCTAGTTTTTTACCAAAAATTCCATCACCAAAGAAAATTTCATATTTTTCATCAGAAATTTCTTGAATTAAAAATATTTGAGAGGTAGAATTAATACCCACAATACTATCTACTACAGAATATTGCTCAATTGTACCTCCATTATTAACATTGACTCTAATTGTAGATGTATCTACATATGGATTTGGAATAATATATTTTTGATTTGGTTGAGAATTATTTACTGTAAAAGTTTTTGTAAGATATGTTCCCTCATAAATGTCAATTCCAGAAAAAATTGCTTCTCCATTAGCAACTCCAACAGTTATATCTTCTGGAATTGAAAAGATATAACTTGTATTATCTAAGTTTCCTGTGCACACTACTCCTGCCTTCAGAGTAGCAGTTTTGATCTGACTGGTAATACCAGTCACGATGAATGAAATGTTTGCCTTGGATGCCCTCCTGGACAGTGGTACAAAGCCAATATTCCTTGCTAAGGATACTACATTCTCTCTAACTGTGGCACTATCAAGAAATGCCTCATTCGCCACCATGTTGGTGTTGTATGCAGTCAGATAACTGTTATATGCAAGTACATCAATTAAAATAGAAAAGTTAGAACCTTCAAAATCAAAGTCAGTAAAGGTTGAATTTGCCCTCAGGTAATCTTTAATGGATGTTCTAATCTGATCAAAATCTAGATTAGTAAAATCTGTAAATGCCATTAGTATCTTGTTGGTTGTAATATGAAATTAATTACCTGTGTTGGAGCAAGTCCAACAATATCATAAGTTATAGTTATATCTAACTCATTATCTTCTGGATATACTTCAACATCAACTCTTCTAACAGTAACTCTTGGTTCAAAGTTAGAAATAACATTTCTTATTTCTTCTTGTAATGGATCTACAAGACCACTATTTGCAAGTTCAAATAAGTAATTTTCTACATTAGATCCTAAAAGAGAGTTAAAAAATCTTTCTCCAATTCTAGTTCTAACCAAATTCATCACTGATCTTTTAATTGCATCCTCATTTTTAAGGATAGCAATATCATTAGTCACAGGATGCCTAAGAAAAGACAAGCTGATATCTTTAAATCCTCTTGATATGTTCTCTAAAGGCACCTTTGACTATGTAATTAGATACTTTTATTTATTGTGGTTTTCCATAAACAGGTTCAGTTCCATATTCCCAATCATCATAATCTTCATCGTTGCGAATTTTAGCATGAAGTTCTGCTTGTTCAGTTAAATGATGCTTATTTTTGGGGATATCATCATGCATAATTTCTTGAATTGTTCTTTTTTCAAGTTTTGCATTGTAATCAGTCACTAAATTTGTGGTTCCCCACATCTTGTACATGTAATCTTTGTCTCTATCTACAGGAAAATTAGACATTTGCCTCCTAATTCTTTTGAATTAGAACTTTTTAAGGGGTTACTATCCCTTAATATCCTATATATCCATTAAAAAAGGACCTAGAAGGTCCTTTAAAATTAATTTCCTTGTCCTCTATAACGCTTCTTGCGACCATTCCTAGAAGTGGCAGAGAGTTTGGTGTGCTGTGAGCAACCCTGACGTGTTTTCTTGGGTTTGCTTTCAATAATAACCTTATTAGTCAGTGAAGGACGCTTTGCCATAGTGTTTTATTCCTCAATACCCATACATTCTACCACAAGGTCATCTGGATTGGGAAGCCCTGTCTCATAAAATTGTTGGGAAAGGTCATCCATTGCTTCAAACATCTCATCTTGAGAGAGATCTTGATAGATGACCCTACCATTACACAGGATTCTAAATGACTCTTGTTTTTTCATGTCCTACACGAATTTGTGGATGACACCAAATCTCAAAACCACATTTTCTAGTTGCTTCCAGACAGAAGGAAACATCCTCCCCACACATATCCTGAACATCCCCAGATTCAAAGACCTGCATCTGAGGGGCAAACCAGGGGTACTTCATCTCAGGATGCTCAAAGACACCCTTCTTAATTAGAACCCATCCAAACCCTGTATAGTCAACAGTGAAGGGTTTCTTACGCTTAGTGATGGTATCAACCATTTCATGATTCATGACCCCACCATTCTTGGCGAAACTTTCCTCATCTAACCAATGAGCAACTGATGTAGTCCTACCATCTTCAGTGGCATACCAACCTGCAGCAATGTCCTTGTCCATTGCAAAGATTGCCCAGAAGGCATCTGTATTGAATACAATGTCACTATCAATCCAAAGTTGGTAATCATAATTAAGCCTACCTTGCCAGGGCACCTGATCAGGTCCTGCAAGAACATTAGCACCAAGAACCTTACAACGTGCAAAGTTCACCATGGAACTATAGTCCTGACTAATCTGAATAGATGCTCCTGCCTGTACCAGATCAAAGCACAATTGAACAAATGCTTTCAAGAAGATGTATGAAACACCTCGTCCTGGTAAACAAAAAACTATACTCTTTCCTCTAATTCTTTCCTTACACTCCTCAATATTGAACAATGGTTCTTCTTGTTCTTCTGAAGGAGGTTTTGCTTTTACAGTAAATCCTTTTGCCATAAAAATTTCAACTTGTGATGTACGTACGTATCACCTCAAATGATACTGCATTATTTAGGAATTGTCAATAATGGTAGAGAAATCCGCTAGGACCCACTATTCTTCCTTAAGATCCTTCATAAGATCATCAAGATTATCAAAGGGTATCACCTTTTCCTTACCAGTAGCCACATCATTTACTAATTGATAGAGATACTCGAGGAACTCCTTAGGATACACACCCTCCTCTAAGGAGTCCCAGAAGTACCACATACAACATTCAAGGTCATCATCCTGGGGAAGGATTCCATAACCCTCATAGTTGTTCCCCATGAGATGTCCCCAGTTTCTGAAAGAAGATGCAAAGTTATGCCAACCCTGAGAGATACAAATCCAAAGATACTCAATATTGGAAATCTTTGTCTTTAGTTCAGTTCTATTTTCTGACCCCATAACCATCTTGTTTCTCCTGTAGGATTTGGTTGTAATTCATAATATTCATCCTTACCTAATCGTCTAAAGACATAGTGAGATCCATCTTCCCTCTCACAAATGTACTCACACTTATGTGGAGAATATAAACGTGCCTCAATAATCTTATCACTTCTTTTTAGCATCGTATTCAATCACTATCTTCTTGTGCTCTGTATACTTATCGCTGCAAACCCAGTATGTAAGTTTTCCATCTAAAAGTTTTGCAACATTCTCCAATTGATCCTTTGCCAGTATTTCATTAATTTCCATTGTAATACCTCCTACATTGTATTTCATAGTTTGGAAAGTGATGGGTCCTAAGAGCATTGTATACAATAAATCCATTTGTAATTAAAATGGACAGAAACATGACCAAACGAATCATGGCAACTTGATCTGCTTCTTTGTCTGTACTGCCACTCTTTTCCCCTAGAGACTTTGCCACAAGCCTCCATAGGGTGTTCTTATTCTTTTTCATAATCTATTACTATAAGAAACTCTTCTACCTGAAATGAGGTAGAGAATCCTGCACTGATCATATGGGAAATTCCTGTGAGAGCAGCCTGGCACTCTGCCAATGTACCCTCACAAAACACCCTGTCTCTTGCAATCAACTTATATGTCATTTTTTTCCTGGAAAAATTTTTTTATATAATGGGACCCCACTATATTTAAAGTTTCTCTGAGGCAACTCACAATATAACTCACCTCATCTCTGGGACCAATTGTAGTCCCATACAGACCCTCATAGATTGACCTTATGGGGGATTTTTTTGTACTCAGAATTTTTTTTATGAACATGATATCTCTCTCTCAATTTGTCACCTCTGTAGGTTAGGGGAGTCTTGGTTTTTCGCATTACCCCACCACACCCCCACAAAATATAACAAACAACTGTCAAATTCACTATAACATAACCACTGCAATCTGTCAAGTGTTATATACTGTCATTCTCACATATCATCACTGTCTTATACTGAGTTTTCCACATGTTTTCCACAGAATTATACACAGTTTTCCACAGGTTACTTATACCTATTGACACTGAGATCACTGATGCTCACTGTGTTCTCACTGTTTTATACTTAGAAACTGTGGAAAACTATACTGTCAAGGGGTCATGTGCCACCTCTGAGTGTGTCCCTGGGGTGTTGACATTTGGGAGAGTTTGTGATATACTGTGGGCCAAGATCACAACAACTAGAGACATTTACACAGGTATTACAGAGGCATTTATATACACAATTCATTCACAATATACACAACACTATTACATTTATTAATACATTTAATTTATCATCAAATCAACACACATTCTGTGGAAAACTATCATAAACTGTGGAAAACTTCTCATCAAGTTCACCCCACAATGCACTGACATATTCATACTCTATCCAGGCACTTTCCTTATAACCACTAGGATCTTCTTGCCTTGCTTTGTTATATTCATGTATCCGCAGTTCCCATACACCTTT